CCAAGTCCTTATCGCGATTTTCCATCGCGGTGATGGTAGCCCTGACTCTTGAAGCGTCTCGCTGATAGTTGTCCCTGACCGAGTGGAACACCTTCTTCTCTCTTCCGTTTTCGTCCGCCCGAACGCCTCTTTTCACTTTTGGGCCCGAGTTGGAATAGGTCACATACCAACCGTTTTCCGGGTCGTTGAGTTCGTTGGTCTTGCCATATGAATTTCCGATGATGGCCGGCAAGCCTTTCTCAGCGCGCTGCTTGTTGAGCGTTGCAACCACTTCTCTGGAAGAACGGTCCGACTCATCGACGATGTTCGGCCTGAAAAGAACGATACGGCCTTTTTTGTCTGCGCGCTCCGCTGCGTTTCTCAACGAACCGATGTGCGCAAGAATCCAATCTTGAGTCATCTTCGGGTCGTGCTTTGCCTGCGCATGACATGCCCTGCGAATCGCTGAGTCTGCGTACTGAGACTCTGCATTGGGCGCAAAACAGGTTCCCTTAATCGTGTCTACGACGCCATCCGCACTGACGCCGCCGCCACACCCAGTCGTCTGCCCCGGGCATGTATTCAACACAACCTGCTTCTGGTTTGGCCCGTGCCCAGAAGTGTACAGCGCGTGCCCGGCTACGCCTTTCGAGCCATACGCATCAAACTTCCTTCCCTGAGCGTCTTCTTCGTAGTTGATGGTGTCGAGTTTGGCGCTTTCATCGAGCGTGTCTGACTTGTGACTGATGTGCCGAGCCGCGCGCAGTCTTTCCAAGGCGGCCGCTTCAGCGGCCCTCTGCTCAGCCACAGGCTTTGCAAAATGAGACTGCATTGCCTGTTTGTGCGCTTTCTCGATTTCCCCCAAGGTCAGAGGGTCTCTGTTTTCGGCGCCGTATACTTGCGCGCGATAGCGGTTTATTTCACGCATCCCTATAGAGCGCGAACTTCCAGTCCACATGTGACGCGGAACGACGATTGCTTTCACTCCCGCCGGGCCCTGCGCTTTAAACTTGATTCGGTTTGGGTTGTCGGTTGTCTCAATGTTTGCATCCGCAGGATGCGAATATTCGTCCTTGCCTTCACCGCCAACGACCGGCGCGACATCTTTGGCCACACCAACAGGGCTATTCGTGACGGATTTGGCGACGCTCAGCGCCTGCTCGATTGCGCTCTTCGGCTTTTTCATTTTGACTCCTTGGCAATCATCATTGCTCGACGGATTGCCTTGTCGCTGTCTTCAACCATTCCGCCTCGATTCAGGCGTTCTACGATGCGGACCTTCTTCTCTTCGCCCGGGAACACGACGAAATTGCGGGTCCCATCGCCATTTCGCCGGCTGTTTGCATCCAGATACTTGATTCCCGGAATCCCACGACGCGCCAACTCTTCACTTGCCGCCTTGCCGAATTGACCTTTTCCGGCAAGCGCATCTGAACTTGCAACAAGTTCGTAGAGTTTACTGCCTTTGATTTGATGATGTGGTATGCCGACTTTTTCAACGAGTTTTCGAGTGTCTGCGTCCCAGATTTCCGATTCCATCAGGTCTTTGAACACTTTCTGGACATGTTCCGACTGCTCACCAAGAGGCCTGTCCCAGTCGAGCATCTTGTTGACGATTTCAGGGTGCAATTTGACCCTGTAAAGAAACCCTTTCGGCTTCATCGCCTCGATGCCTTCGCTGTACGCCCTGTGCTTGTCTCCTAGCGACCTGAGTGTGGCGCTTTCCTCCGCCGATAAGTTTGGGCCGCCACTTGTAGTTTTGAACAACTTCCCCCTCAGGATGTCGTAAGTCTTCTGCTCACTTGTCGTCAGGGCGTCAGGTAATTTTTTCCCCTCCCACCACGAGGGGTCGTCACCCAATCGACGAGACAACTGGTCTTTGTAGTGCCGGCCAATGCCCTGCGCCTCGGCCAGATAAGTCCCATACCCGAAGGCATCATTCCCTTCTCCGGTGCCAATCTTGGACGAGTCGAACTCTCCAAGCGGGTTATTCTCCGTCGGGGCAAATTCATGCGGGGTTCCGTGCCACCCTTCGAGTTCGTCCTCAACCTCACCACCTTCAGCCTTCGTGATGTCGTCGTGCGCCTTTGAGTAAGTGCCGCGGTTCCCAGTGGCGCTCTTTATCTGATTCCGGTTCCACACCACGAAGTGCATGGTGTCAGGGTCAACGCCCTCCATTCCCGGAACTTTGACATTGGAAAACGATGATTTTCTTGGGCCCCACTTCTGATACGGGCGCGCATCGACAACGCCGTCAAACCGTAGGCGCTGCATTGTGTCCTTGAAGATTTCGTTTGGGGTCGCGGCAGGGTCGTTATAGAGGTAACCGACGAACATGTCCTTCAACTTTGTGGCGCTGATAGAGCCAAGGTCATAAGCATGCTCAGCAATCGCCCCTATTGCATCTTTTGCATGCTCTTCGGGAAGGCCAAAGGACTTGACCGACTTTGACAGCGCATCAATCAGCGCCGGAACAGACTTAGGATTTTTCTTCGGCAGGTCGTTGTGCCACTCCGTTTCATGCGCTTCGTGTCTTGTGCCATCTGCAAACACCACCGGATTCTTCAGGCTCAGATGCACCTTGTAGGTCGCGCCTTCATGCTGAATGCCAAGCGCGTTGTGCAACTGCCTCAGGACGGCTTCCGGAGAATAGCCATGATTGTCCATGAACTCTTCGCGGTCGAGGTCTCCACCGGACAGTTGCGCGTATGAGTAGTCGTGAATATCGTTTCTTTCCAACCACTCATTGATTTTTGAGCGCATGTCCGGCCCAAAGCCGGCGTAGTTGTGCCTCACATCCTCCGTGCTGCTCGAGGAATATATCCCCGGGCCCATGTCCGACTCCGGATTCGCTTTGCTGAGGTCGAACTTGTTCCAATCTCCCAGAGACCCCAAATAAGTCGCCTTGGGAACCAAGAAGTGGTTGCCCTTCATGTGTTCCTGCAGGTTCGCTTCGCGCTCAGGGCTGCCGACAGGGTGAAACGGGTCTACTTGCCCGCCATCCGCGCGCTCGAGAGGCGCCGGAGCGACAGATTCAGGCACTCGAACGCGAGAAAACCCCGGGTCCACCGAGATGGCCAAGTTTTTGGCCGTCATCAGCGCCCGTCGGAGGGCTTTCGGGTCGATTTTCACGGCTTTTCAGGAGGTTTCTTGCCGTCTTTGAGCATGATGTCGCCCGCCAACTTGAGGAGCGCCATTCTTTCTCGGCTTTGACGGTCGAGGTCTCGGTTCCTGTCGTCTGTGGCGTGGAACGCGGCCTTCATCTGGACTTCTCTCGCCCTCGTTTGGGCATCCATGACCTCTACTTGGGCAAGAGTCTGGTCCACTGGGGTATCGACTTGCCGGCTCGAGTCGCCCGACGCAAGGCCGCCGGCCGCCTTGTGCTGCGCCTCCATGCCCATGTGCGCGATTTCAGCCTTGGTCTTCTCTTCTCTGGACTGCGCTTCCTTCGCGCGCGTGTCGGCGTCCTGCTTCTTGATTTGCAGTTCGGCCATCGCCTTCTGCACCTCGGGCGGGGGCTGCTGCGCGGCGCCCGCGGGGGCCATGAACTGCTGCGGGTTGTTCCACCCGATGGCCTTCAGCGCGGCCATGTCGATGGCGACGGCGTTGTAGAGCGCCGGGCTGCCCTTCTGCAACTCCTTCAGCGCCATGACCTTCATGAGTCGTTGCGCATGCGAGGCGGTGTTCGGGTCCGCTTGAGGCACGAGGTCGCAGTTCTGCAGCGCCTCGAGGAATACCTTCTCGGTCCACTGCTGCTTCGACGGGCACTTCTGGTCGAGGAACGCGTCCGGGTTCTCGCGGAAGCACTCGACGAGCAGTTTGAACTCTTCGGCCTGCGCTGCATGCAGGCGCTTGTGGACAGCGTTCATCACCTTGGCGGCCTGCTCAATCATGGCGAGAGCCGTGCCCACTGGGAGTTCCTGCTTGCCCTCGCCGACCTGCGCCTCAGAGGTGCCGCCGATGCGCTGCCCGGTATCTGCCATGTTCTGCACGAGCCCCATCAGGGCCTCGGAAGGCGGCTTGTAGGGCAGCGGCATGATGGCGTCGGAAATCTTCATGCCGCCCGTCTTCACGAGCGCGCCGCCGCCCGGGGGCACGCGGAAGATGTTGGTGTTCTGCCGGCCGCCGCCGTCCGCCATCAGGAAGCCGGGGAAGTTCGAGTACATGCCGGCGTCGAGCAACTCGCGCCACGCCGCGGTGATGGCGTTCGTGGTGTTGCCGAGGATGTGCAGCAGGCCGATGTCGTAGAACCCGATGCCCGGGATGTAGGTGTACTTCACGAACCGCTTGCGCGCGACTGGCAAGTCCTTCGTGTCTTCGGCGTAATTCCTCACGATGGACAGCGCCTTGCGCGAGGACACATCGATGGTGACGGTGTACGGAATCTCGAGACCCGTCACCCTGCCCTTGTGCTTATGCTCGAAGCCCTTGATGTCGAGTTCGCAGTAGCACTCGTAGATTTCGCGGTCGCGGTCGTCCGGATTCGAGGGGTCCGCGGAAATGCCCTGTTGGCTCTTCTCCTCGCGCTGCAGGCTGTCGAGGTTGGGCGCGGATGGCGTCGAGAGGTCCACATCGTCGTACACGCCGAGAATCTGCAGGCGTTTCACGGTCGAGGGCCGCATCATCACGCGATGCGTGACGCGACGCGCGTTGGCGAGGTCGGTCGCCGCGTTGTTCACGATGAGGTCGTCGGCGTCCACCGACTCGGAGACAGGCCGGCTCCGGAGCGGGCAGTTGTAGACCTTCTTGAACGACGAGCCGCCAAAGCCGAGCATGAAGAGCATGCGGTCCGTGTCCGGGTAGTATTCCGGCGCGCGCGCGGTGAGGTAGTGGTTGAGGTCGAGTTCGAGCGCCATGGCCTGCGCATCGGAGACGATGCCGCCGAACTGCGAGTCGTCGCGGACTTTCACCGGGCCGTCGGTCGGCAGAAGTTCGCTGCGCGCATTCGCTTGGAAGCGCAGCACAGCCTCGAGCAGAAGGGGGTGACGGACCTTGCTCATGCCCTCCACGGGTGCGCCGTCTGCAGCGCCCTGCAGGCCCGGGATTTCGACCTTGAGGCCGAGGAGACGGAGGCCCAGAGAGCGGTCCTCAATCCATTCCTTGCGCGTCTCCATGTCATCGGAGATGCCGCGGAGGAGGTCCTCGACGATGCGTGAGACCTCCATCGGGTCGATGTCAGAGATGAGGTTCTCATACCACTGGGCCGGGCCTTCGCGCTTCGGCGTTTCCTCGATGGGCGTGCCGTCGAGAGAGATGGTG